GGCGTATTGACCATTGTGTGGATGGTTATCCGTATTTGGGAAACCGAAACGGTTAAAAGTTTGGTGGCTAAGTATGCCAAGCACAAGTAAGAAACAACACAATTTCATGGCTGCGATAGCGCACTCGCCGTCGTTTGCCAAGAAAGTAGGAGTCCCACAGTCTGTGGGCAAGGATTTCAACAACGCCGATAAAGGCAAATCTTTTAAAAAAGGTGGTGATACTATGGCAGGCAAAATGAACCCCGGCTTCATGGCAATGATGGCTAAGAAAAAAGGCGCTACTAAGAAGATGGCTTCTGGTGGTATGACTAGCATGGGCAAAGTAAAGACTGCTGCTCCTAGCCGTGATGGTGTTGCTGTTAAAGGTAAAACCAAAGGCAAGATGGTGACTATGAAGTCTGGTGGATATTGCTAAATGCTACCGAGCCGTGGTATGGGGGATATTAATCCCTCCAAGATGCCCAGAGGCACGAAGACTGCCCGACGGGATGATACTGATTTCACCAAATTCAAAGATGGTGGGAAGGTTAATGCTGCCGGTAATTACACAAAACCCAGTCTTCGCAAGAAGATTGTGTCCCAAGTAAAAGCAGCAGCAACCCACGGCACAGGCGCAGGACAATGGTCAGCAAGAAAAGCACAGCTTGTAGCCAAGAAGTACAAGGCGGCAGGTGGGGGTTATAGAGATTGAAAGCGCCACAGCAGTCCCTAAAAGACTGGGGCGACCAGAAATGGCGTACTAAGTCAGGGAAACCTTCTTCCAAAACGGGAGAACGGTACTTGCCCGAGGCGGCGATTAAGTCTTTAAGCCCCGCAGAGTATGCGGCAACCACCCGTGCAAAGCGTGCGGGTAAGGCCAAGGGTAAACAGTTTGTTGCACAGCCAAAAGGCATCGCAAAGAAAACAGCAGGCTTTAGATAATGGCAACCACTTCCGGAACCTCGTCGTTTAACCTAGACCTCTCTGAAATAGTGGAGGAAGCGTTTGAGCGCGTGGGTTCGGAGTTGCGCACAGGCTATGACTTGCGCACGGCTCGTCGGTCTTTGAATCTTCTCTTTGCAGACTGGGCTAATCGTGGCGTCAACATGTGGACGTTTGAACAAGACGTCATTACCCTGACCCAAGGCCAGCCAACGTATGCGTTGCCAGACGACACGGCAGATATTCTTGAACATGTTATTCGCACACAGGCTAACAGCCCGAGTAACCAAGCGGACTTAACGATTACGCGTATTAGTGTTTCTACGTATGCAACACTACCCAATAAATTAACCCAAGGCCGTCCAATCCAAGTGTGGATTCAGCGTTTGACAGGGCAGTCATCGGTTTTAACCGGTACTTTGTCTACAACGATTACGGCAACAGACACATCTATCCCAATCAGCAGTCTTGTCGGCGTGCCCAATGCAGGGTTTATACGAATAGGCACGGAGTTAATTGGATTTAACGAGTACTCAGTAGCAAACGGCGCTACACCAGCCTATCTTTTAAATTGCACTCGAGGGCAAGACGGCACAACAGCCGCTGGACACACTTCTGGCGCAGCAATTAGCTTGGTCCAAAAGCAAAGTATCACGGTCTGGCCTACGCCAGACGGTTCCCAGACTTATCAATTTGTTTATTGGCGCATGCGTCGCCTGCAAGATGCTGGTAATGGTGTAAACGTCATGGATGTTCCGTTTCGTTTTGTTAACTGCTTGACAGCAGGATTAGCATATTACTTGGCACTTAAAGTGCCCGGGGGTATGGAGCGATTACAGATTTTGAAAACGCAATACGATGAGGCATGGATGACGGCAGCGGATGAAGATCAGGAACGCGCAGCGATCCGTCTTGTTCCCCGTCAAATGTTTATTTAATGGGCAATAGGTTTTCATCCGGAAAAAACTCGATTGCTGAATGCGACCGTTGTGGCTTTCGTTTTAAATTAACTGTGTTACGCAAGGAAATAATTAAGACAAAGACGTATAACTTGTTGGTCTGTCCTCCCTGCTGGGACCCAGATCAGCCGCAGTTACAGTTAGGTATGTATCCAGTTGATGACCCGCAAGGTGTGCGTGATCCACGTCCTGATGTGAGTTATCAAGTGTCTGGTTTGTTAGCGGATGGTGAGTCAGGCGGTGGTAGCCGAGTTTTTCAGTGGGGATGGAACCCTGTTGGTGGATCAGAGTTTTTTGATGCGGCGTTAACGCCAAATAACTTGGCATTAGTGGTGCAATTAGGTACAGTTACGGTAGCAACAACTTAGGAGTTTAAGATGGACAAGAAAGACTTAAAGCAAGACAAAAAAATGATTGCAGGTGCCGTGCACAAGCATGAAAAAAAGATGCACCCCGGCAAGCCTATGACCAAGCTGGCTAAAGGCGGTAAGACTAATGAAATGATGAAGCAATACGGACGGGGCATGGCAAAAGTCGTGAACCAACGCGGTGCTTCACGCGGAGGCTAACATGGCTAAAAACAATCTACCCGCTTCTGCGTACGCAAAGCCACACACTATGTCTGGTAAGAGCGTTACTGTGGAAGAAAACCCCGGTAAAGGGGCAAATCGCAGCAAGTTAGATTCAATGGATGTGTCTATTGGACGCATTAGCAAATCTGCTGGCAACGAAACTATTAAAACCGACGGCATCAAAATCCGTGGCACTGGCGCGGCTACTAAAGGCGTAATGGCTAGAGGACCAATGGCGTGACGTACAGCGAACTCATTACAGCGATTCAGACGTATACCGAGAATACGTTCCCGTCTACCACTTTGGCGGACGGCACTGTTGTGTCTTCAACGACCCAGTTGAATCGCTTTATTGAGCAAGCTGAACAGCGCATTTACAACTCGGTACAGTTTCCATCTATACGTAAAAACCAGTATTCTGCAATTACGGCAAATAACAAATACATATCGTTACCAAACGATTTTCTTTCTGTCTATTCTTTGGCTTTAGTCACAGGCGTAACTGGGAGTGACTTAAACACTGGCACGTTTGAGTATCTGTTAAACAAAGATGTGAACTTTATTCGGCAAGCGTACCCAACCCCAAACGACACAGGCGCTCCCAAGTATTACGCTTTGTTTGGCCCAACAGTTTCTGGCTCCACAATTACAAATGAGTTGTCTGTAATACTTGGCCCGACTCCGGATGCTTTGTATTACGTAGAACTTCACTACTATTACTATCCCGAGTCGATTACCACAGCAGGTTCAACTTGGTTGGGCGACAACTTTGACACAGTCCTCTTGTATGGTTCGCTGGTTGAAGCGTATACCTACATGAAAGGTGAAGTCGACGTAATGGGGTTCTACGAACTTAAGTACAAAGAGGCACTTGCACTTGCTAAACGTCTTGGAGATGGAATGGAGCGTCAGGATGCGTATCGTTCTGGTCAATATAGACAGGCGGTGACTTGATGGCTTTTACTGGAAACTGGACATGTAATACGTTTAAAACGGGCTTGATGAATGGCACGTTTAACTTTACGTCTGGCACGTTCTATATTGCTCTGTACACCAACACGGCAACTTTGGATGCAACTACTACCGCGTATACAACTACGGGTGAGGCGTCTGGCGGGAACTATGTAGCGGGTGGGTTGGCGTTGACCATATCGCAGGCCCCCACAATCGGCAATCAGACGGGAGCCGCCACCTCGTACATTTCTTTTTCAAACGCTGCGTGGACAGGTGCTATTACTGCACGGGGCGCGTTGATATACAAGGCAGGGGATAACGGGGCAGTTTGTGTCTTAGATTTTGGTGCAGATAAGACCAGCACTAGCACATTCACCGTACAATTCCCCGCAATCACTAACACATCCGCGATTATTCGCATTTCTTAAAGGAGCACGAATGGCTATTGTTACTACAACAAAAGGCGACATGGACGAATCTTTGCTTGAAAAGCGAGAGGGAACCGTGGATAATGACAACGAGTTAACCACTTGGGTTGAGTATTGGGATGGTGAAGAACTTGTCCACCGCTCCGCGCATGTGACTTTGAAGAAAATGCCCACTTTTGCCGGTGGCGAAACCGCATCTTTAGCATAAAGGATAAATCATGGCTAATTCCCAAACAATGTGCACATCGTTCCTTGGCGAACTGATGTTAGGTCAACACCAACTTGGTACTTCAACTATTGTTTCACGCGGCAGTTTGACCGCCCCAACTACGGATACCGTTAAGGCAGCTTTGTATTTGGCGTCTGCCACTATCAATGCGGCGACTACTGTGTATACGGTTACTGGTGAAGTCTCTGGTACAGGCTACACGGCTGGTGGTGTGACGGTAACGAATGCCACTGCTCCAACTTCCACTAATAGTTCCGCTACTGCGGGCGTTGGTTATTGGACTCCTTCGGCCTCGATTGTGTACACAACCGTTACACTAACTACAGCATTTGATTGCGTATTGATTTATAACTCTACGCAGTCCAATAAAGCCATCAGTGTTCACACGTTTGGTTCGCAAACTATTACCGCTGGTACGTTTACATTAACGATGCCAAGCAACACCACTACGACTGCTCTATTGCGTCTAGCAACAACTTAATGCGGAGGCGGCATACGCCGTAAACCATGTTTGGTATCTCCGCATTTTCGCAAGCGCCGTTCTCTTCACTTGGGGAGAATAGCGTTGTTGTTGCGTTAACAGGTGTTCAAGCCGTTGGTTCGGTAGGCACTGTTGCGGAGATAAACAACCCAACTGAGACTGGCAATCTTGCTACAGGGTCAGTTGGTACTGCCACCCCCTCTACAACTCTTGCGCTTACAGGTGTTTCCGCCACGGGTTCGGTTGGCGCGGTTACAGAAACAAACACCATTGTAGAAACAGGGAATGCGGCTACCGGTAGCGTAGGAACAGTAACTCCCTCAAGGACGGTAGCCTTAACAGGCGTTCAAGCAGCGGGTAGCGTCGGAGATGTCACAGAGACAAATAATCCTACTGAAAATGGCAATCTCGCTACTGGTAGCGTAGGAACAGTAACAACTTCTCTCTCCGTCGCTCTGACAGGCGTAGCGGCTACAGGTAGCGTAGGAGACGTTACAGAGACAAACAATCCAACCGAAAACGGTAATGTAGCCACAGGTTCTGTTGGAACAGCAACACCAAACACAACAATAGCCTTAACAGGTGTCCAAGCATCGGGTAGCGTTGGAACAGTTGGGTTTAGTAAATCTTTCGCACTTACCGGAGTTTCTGCAACAGGTTCTGCTGGAACAGTTGCCCCAAGCGCTTCTATAGCAATAACCGGCGTATCTGCTTCTGGGGCTGTAGGCACAGTCGTACAAAGTAAAACCGTTGCTATTACAGGTGTCCAAGCAGCAGGTGCGGTAGGCACGGTTGTTCCAAGTAGAACAGTTGCAATTACAGGAGTTTCTGCCACTGGCTCAGTAGGTTCTGTTGTTACTTCTCAAGTGCTTACTGGCGATGCTGCCACAGGTAGTGTTGGCACAGTTGCA